TCCAGCGTAATCAGTGTTAGTAATATCCTCTACCACTGATGCTCTTCTGAAGAATTTTTGAACTTTCTGACTAAAGATTTGTGGAGTAAAATTACCTTGTGAAAGGTTATTATACCCAGTAGCATTTGTGAAAGCCATATGCTTCTCCTTGTTTATTTAGTTAGATTGTTAACGTTGTTCAATCCTACCTTCTAAACGTGCAAGGTCAATGTCCTTTTCATGCCTCTCAAACTCATGAGGTTTCAACTTAGAAATCTCACTTGTTGTCCAAATTTTTTTCTTTGGACTATCAGATTCAGTACTTTTCTTTGTTTTAGTAATAGCTTTAGCAGCTTCTTTCTTAACATCCTTTTCTTCTTTTTTAGTTAGAGTACTAACACCTTTATCCATTTTATATAGATCAATGGCTCTAGCAGCTAACTTAGCATTAGATGTATTTTCATACAACCAACTTTGAATAGTAGGATCTTGTTTTTCAGCCCACTCATGAAATTCATCTTTTGAACGAATATCATTAAAGTCTGGGTGAATCTTTAAAAGTTCTACTTCAGCTTTTTCTTTTTTAATTTGCTCTTGTTGGAGTTGGATACTTTTATATTTGTTTTCAAGCTCTGCAGTTTGAGTAGTAGCTTTGTCCATGGCTATAGTTTCTACCATATCATAGACATCAGGGTACTCTTTTCTCCATGCCTCTAACTCAGCTTTTGACTTAGGTGGCACAAATTGTTTTGTACTTGATTCTAATTGAGAACGCAATGAAGTAACTTCATCCTTGTGTTTATTAATTGTAGAATCATAGTGTTTTTTCAAATCGTCATAACGTTTCTTAAAAACACGATCTTCAGCATTTACAGGGCGTTCAGCGATAGGAGTAGCCTTTTGATCTGTTGGGTCTGCAGTCTCTTCAGATGCATCGGTGTCCTTCTGTTCGGTTGCTGCTTCTGCTTCTTTTTCTTTTTGGTCTCTATGAAACTTTTCTAATTCACCTTTTGCAAATGCCTCAGTTTCAGGATCATCTTCTCGAGCCTTGCTATAAGGATTTGGTTTTTGTAAAATAGTTTTAGTTTCGTTAGAAACATTGTCTTCTTTTTTTTCCATTATTTTTACCTATTGGTTGAGTGCCTTATGGATAAGGGTAGCTCTAAACTGTCATAGTTTGTGGGCTAGTCATTATACCCTGACTAGGTGGCACGTTGTTATCATCTCTTTGAATCATTGTTTTAAAATCGTTTATTGATCCAAATCTATCAACAATAATACTTGTAGGAATACTTACTGTGTTTTCATTTATTCCAAACTCAGGAAATATATCTTGTCCAAATATTCTGGTGAATACATTTTTAAGAGATGGAGTTAAATGAATATTTAAAATTCGTTTATCTTCATCTCTCAAATTCTCTAAATTAATTTGTGGTACTCTTTCTTCTGGTAAATTTTTTTGTACAACTTTTGGTTTAGGTTGTTTTATATTACCCATCTTTAATGGCTTTAACTTAGCAGGTTTTCTATTCATTAAACCTGTAGTAGTAAATGCTGTTTCTGTTGTTATGGGTTCACCCTTATAATTTACTGCCATTATAAACCTGCAAATTTACCTGAATCTGTAAATCCTTGATTAGATGTTCCTGGATTATTTCTACCAACACCACCTCTCATACTACCTAAATCTCTTGATCTAGTTTCTGCAGCTGCTTTTGCTCTATCTTGATATGGTCCAAAATCTTTTTTATCACTACCTGATAGATCTCGTTGTCTTTGTGGTGTACTAAATTCACCACTTCCTTCAGTATCTTCTACTATACCTGTTGGTACATTAGGATCTGTTATATCAAACCCTTCTCCTGTATCTTTTCCAAAATCTGGTTTATCTTTAAAGTCTACTGTATCAACTTTATCTGTTTTAGCTACATCATCATATTTAAAATTAAATTCTAAACTAGCAACATCATTTAAATTTTTATATCTTTTTGTTAAAGGTGTTTCAGGTCCTGCGTATGTGCCATCTATAATAGCTTGTATTTCTTTTGAAGTCAATCCTCTATCTAAACCATATTTACTCATATATGATGCATTACTTAAAGTATTAGCAATAGTTGACATTCTTTTTGTAATTACGTTTTGTAGTCCTGAATCTGGATCACGAGGATCACCATATACAATATTATAATTTTCTAAACCTGGTATATAATCTGGACTACTTGGATCCATAAATCTTAAACCACCTTCAGCCCCTCTTGTAGCATAAAATTTTCTTATTCTTCTTACTTCAGGAGATTCTTGTGGTAAAAATTTTGATATATTATCAAAAAATTTTGTAATACCTTCTGCTGTAACTGGTACACCTAAAGCTGCAAAAATTGCATTTATAAATTTAGTATCTTTAGGACCTTTACCTTCATTCATAAAAGCTGTAAGATTACTTCTATCTATAAAACGTTGAAAAGAATCCATTTCATCATTATTACCCATAGTTCCAGTGCCCATTTGACTTATAAAATCATCAGTAGTATTATCTTCAACTGGTTGGTTAGGGTCTTCAGGTGATGTAATTTGATTACCTACATAAGATCCAAGATTAAAATCTCTTTGAGTAATAGCTCTAGTTGAAGTATCTTTCTTTTCAACTATTCTAGATACTCCGTTTGCATCATATTCTAGAGCAAAGTATATTGACATTAATCTATTTCCTTACTGCGTTTGTTTGCCTGTGGGAGGTTTAATATCTGGCGAAGCAAAACCAGCTTCCCCTGGCATCGGAATATTCCCGATTCCGATGTTGCCACCTCCATTTCCTGTTGGATCTGTGATTGAAGCTCCTGGAGGTACTTCTCCAGTTGCTGCCATAGGACTTTGTTCTCCAGCAGGGGTTGTATTGTTTTGATTTCCATTTGCCATTCCCATTATTTGTGCATAGATAGCTGCTTTCTCTGGATCATTAATTAGTTGATCTGGATCGATATCTAATGCTTTTGCTATTTCTTTTAGACATGTATGCCATCTAACAAACGGTGCTAATGCTGGATTAGCTGCTGTTTGCATAAATGTCATTAGTCTTTGCGATCTAACTTCTTTCTGCATTAATGATGATGTTCCTCTTGCTTTTATTTCAAGGTCACCTTTAATAATTGGAATGTCTGCATTAAATTGCATATTCCAATGAAACAAGTTTTCACCTAAGGGTTTTAATAAGTAGTCATCTACATTCTTAATAACAGTTTTAATACTTAATGCTGCAGCTCCCATAAGCATTGACATACCTGCTGCAGTTCTAGTAGTAGATTGAATACCAGTTGCACCATGTGAGTATGATGGTATACCAGTTGCTTCATCTGCTAACTGTCTAAATCTATCAAACATCATCATATTTTCTTGAGTGCTGTTTGGAAATTTAATTGCATTTATAGATGTTCCTGGTTGTCCACTTTGTCTTCTAAATATTTTACCAGGAAAAATTTTCATATCTTGTCCAGGAACTAATTGTGTTTCATCTACATCAAACACCATGTTACCTGCAAGTGCTAGATTATCAATAGCCATTCTTGCATGACCATTCATAATCTGTTGTGAATCTTCCATGTTTTCTGGAACACCTATTCCAAAAAACTGATAAGGGTTTAATTCGTATGGGCATACCATAAAAGGTAATCTAGTTGGTTCAAATGGATTCTCTACCATTCTTAAAACTTTACCACCGCATATCCATGCGTTAATACTGATTACATCTTTATCACTTTCTATACCACACTCTTCTGCCATATCCTTAGATATGACACCCCAATATTCTAATACTTCAAATCTGTTTTTATATATTGTTTCTACAGTTTCTCTATTGTATAAAGAAGATTCATAACCTCTAACTTGATAGTTAGGTCCTTCTTCTAAACACATATCAATTGCCTCCTCATTAAAGTAAGGCATCTTTCTTAAATCAGAAAACTGTTGTCTATTTAATGAATGTCTTTGTATAACATAATCACAATCATTAATACTAGTTGCATTAGGATCTGCATAAAAATCCCAACACGATACTGCTTCTACTTTTGGAACTGTTTTAATTTTCTTAACATGTACATTTATCATGTTACCTTGTTCATCTTCACCTGCATCAAAGGCATGATATGTATGATCAAAACTAAATGGTCCTTTTAATATACCAGTTCCTAATAAACACATTTCAAAGAACACATGTCTTAATACTGTTAT